TGTTCAGTGGATATGACACCACGTTTTCCTGTAATGGGTTTGGTCGTTTGAGATAACAGAATTTAATCTTGTCACCATTCTTGACCAGTTCGAACCTCTTACCCAGACCCTGCTTCTTGACTTGTTTATTAAACAAGAGTGCACCACGAACATGGATCGGGGTACCCTTACTGTAGACGGTCTTGGTGTTGTGCCACTTGGTTATGTTGGTGACACCACGAGGGAATGAAATATCTTCGGGGGGCATTTTCTTGAATGCTTTCTTGAAGTCGGCAATGTGTGCTTGGGTAGCAGTCTCATCTGAGTTGATGATAATACCGAACGTTTCCTTGAATGCATTACGGACAACCTGCGGTGTACTAGATTTGATTGCTTCGATACCCATCATCTTTAACTTGGGGGTCTTGTACTGGACACCCTCGTTGTTGTGGACGTTGAGAATGTATCTCTTCTTGGCAGTCCAGATCCCACGAGAGGCAATCACCTCACGTCCCATCTCCATACGGTTATCATATGCACCAGTGACTTTTGCCATAGTATCGTATGACTTTACCAGAAGTTTCTCGAAGTGGTCTGCACAGATCTTGTCAAGAAACTTAACTGGATCTTTGGGGTTGAACTGGTCAACCAGTGCACCCATTCGAATGTAAACGGAGTCAGTGTCAATCGCAACAACGTAGTCTTCGTCAGTCTTGAGAATTGTCTGCATCTCATCATTGACGGCACGTTCTGCCCACTTGATTGCCAACTGACCCGCAAGGGTGATACTCTCTGCCACACGTTGATCAAAGTAACGGAAGTACTTGTTACCTAGTGCACCATAGAGGGAGTTCATAAGAATCTTGATTGCCATCTGCTGATTGTTCAACGAGGTGATCTTGTACTCAAGTTCTTTAGTAGGATTGTTTTGGTTCTCTTGCTCCAGACGTAGCATCTCATTCTTCACAAGTCTACGTTCTGAGTAATACTTCTTAATGATCGTGGGAATAACACCCTCACGTGCGTGTGTGAATCTTACACCAGTAGGTGCGACAGAGTAACCGTCTTCACTGATAGTGGCAGATCCATCAAGAAACTTATCAACACTCACGTTGTTAACGAACCCGTCCATGACAGTTTCGGGTGACATGTTGTATTGTACAATGATGTTAGGATACAGGGAGTTCAAGTCGAACGAGGTAACCCAGTCATGAGATCCAACCTGTGGTTCTTTAACGTAACCGCCTGGATATGGAGTCTTGGGTTTCTCTACCTTGGGTGGTACCGCAACCTTCTGCTTACATAGCAAACGGTAGATGATAGCATCCCAGATAGCAGTCGTACCCAGAGTGTCGGTATAGTTCACACCACCACGGTATGCCATGGTAAGCACCAGAGTAATTAGATCTAACTTCTCATCGATCTTGTGAACCAACTCCACGTCCTTGATGTTGTAGTCAATAAACTTCTGGTAGTCTTCCTTGTACAGAGTGAACAGGTTGCCATGCTCTTCATACGAGAGTTTGTTCTCACCAAGTTCTACGTGGGCAATGTGATCCAGTCTGTAGGATGCTTGTAGGTTGTAGGTAAACTTCTTGTAGACTTCAAGGTAGTCAAGTACCTCGATGCCTTCGATGTTATAGAACTGGTTCTGCTTACCATTCATAAGTAGGGTGCGTTCTTTGACGTTGCCCCACGGAGACCATTGCTTGACACGTTGGTCACCAAGGATCTTGAGAGTCCTGTTGATTAGGTATGGCATATCGAAGAACCGTACGTTCCAACCAGTGATTACATCTGGAGAGTGATGTCTCCAGTGCTCAAGGAATTTAGATAGTAGGTCATGCTCAGAATCACACTGCACAAACAATACATCGTCACGAGAATTCTCGTAGTGCTCCAGACCCCAGACACGGTAGATGCCATCGTTCTGTCGTAGACAAATACTAATGACAGGATACTCTGCTTTGTCTGGTTCGGGGAATCCGTCCTCTGACTCAACCTCAATATCAAGATTGTTTACACGGATCAGAGATCTGTCGAACTTGATGTCATTGGGGTATTGCTCTTGGATGTACTGTGCAATGTAGTTGGTGTTACCGTAGATAGACATGTTGCTCACATGTTCGTATCTTTTGTAGAAGTCGGTTGCCTCCTTCATGTTCTCGAAGGGGATTGCTTCTACCTTGTTGCCATCCAGAGTAGACCATGACATAGAGGATCCACCAACTTTAGATGGGATGAATAGGGTAGGTTCAAACGGAACTTTGCGTTGGGCAGGTTGCCCGTTCTGGTATCCACGTACCAGTAGGTTGTTTCCATAACGAGAAACGTTGGTGTAAAAATCCATAAGTAATCCTTCAATAATGTTTCATTATAACAAATAGGTGGGGCAATGTCAAGGTTTTATTACGTATATTGGTTCGATAAAGTTTAACTTCTTATCGTCCTCTACTCTGTAGTGATCTGACATGTCACTTGAATTTGGTCTCTTGGATATCATCATACCTACAACATAGTCTATGCCATATCGGTCTATGATATCTTTCTCAATATAATTACGTTTACCATTAACCACAGGGTCAACAATATTAATCATAACTTTCTTGCAGTGCTTCTTCATAGCATCCATAACAGGATAGAAGAATGTGTCTCTCCACTGGTCGTACTGGTTGTATCTTTTCCAAGACTGATCGTCTTCGGATGCAGATCCTTCTGCATACTTCTCGATTCCAAAATAAGGGGGTGAAGTAAACATTAGATCATATTGACCGTCACATATATTATCCCAGTCCATATCTTCGGCAGGTTTGTTATATATGCGTACCCTCTTAGATCCAGTCACCTCGAACCAATCACCATGATCGGTGAAGGTAGTTTCTACAGGAAACAATGGTGACTGCAATAACTCTTCGTATGCAACACACTGCTTCTTGTATAACTCATATGATTCGGTGTTGGGATCACATCCAAGATACTCTGAGGTATTATTAGATGTATAGAAACCCGCAAGTCTGTCACCCCATCCACAAGAGATGTCGATTACTTTCCTCGCACCTTCGGTCTCGTATATAGTTTTAGCAACAGATGGTTTGAACTGTGTAGCAACATATCCAGAGAGTCTGAACATAGCACGATACTTTTGCTCATCAATCGGAGAGGTTTCTCCTTTGAACTCACGGAACAGATACAACATCATAGAATGAAATCTTGAAGAGTATGGATTGTCCCATGCATATTGAGATGATGCGGCGGTAGCATGACCACAAGTGTAACGATTATCACAGTGGAAATGATTACTCACATCATTGAAGTTATGACCGCATGACATAGCATACTTAACTTCTACCTTCTCATCAAACTTATTACGTACAGTAGTAGGATCCAGATTCTTCTTGAGATTGGACTTGCTGTTACTGTTTAATAGTTTATTGAATGAGTCCGACATCTCATTTATAGTCGGTCTCTTGATAGGTAATGGGGGTTTGTGATTATTGACATAATCCTTCACCTGCTCCATAAACCAAACTGATCCAGTATGCTGATCATCTGGATGTGTATTACGTGCACGTATGTCCTGCCATTCCTTATGAGTGAACATAGGAACTTTGTATGGATTGTTACAGTAATCTATAATATTATCTTTCATGGTGACCATTATAACAGGTTAGACAGTAAATGTCAAGGGACAATATGAAATAATTTATGTCTCGTCCAAGGTTCATTTTGTTGCTCATCACTATATGAATGATGGTTTTGAGTCACCTTCAATTGTTTTGACATTACTTGGGTTGTTGGTGTATACCATTCATTCTTTTCTCTATATGGATCATATTCATTGAATGGTTTTCGTACATCCCAACCAAGATGTAGAGTGTCACAATGGTGCCACGGATGTACCGCAGTTACTTCCCTTCCCCTATACTTTATTTCTTCGAGTTGTAGATATCTTGTAGTATATGTCTGAAACAATCTATTGAGAACACAGTAGGGCCCACAGTTGATTGGGAAGTCTCGTTCTGATAACAACTCATATTGATATTGGGCGGTCTGTTTTTCAAATCCATAACACCCCATAAACAATCCAATGTTTAAATACAGGACATCCATCTCAATAAGTTTCTTGAAGTATTCGATGTCACCACCATTATACCAAGTGTCGTGTTCGAGTACAAGGAACATCTCATCCGTCTCGGATTGCATACGCATAAGTTCCCAGTGAGAACACATACCTGCCATCTCTGTTAGAGAATGCATGGGGATGTCTTTACCACCAAAGATTTTTGAATCTCCTTTCATCAAAGACTTTTCCCAGACGTATCTGTTCTTATGTTCTTCGAATTCGGGGGAGTCTGGTGTTATAGCATCGAACGTACGTATCTCAAGGATACCTGCGTCTGTTAAAGGTTTGAAGGATTCACGAGATAACTGTGCGTATTCTTCAGAGACTGGATCGTCTTTTATTATAATTTGATAAGCAATCATACTCATTATATATCCTATAGATTAGAGGGACTTGCATCCCTCTAAACTTGTCAATTAGACCAGTGGTGCTATAGCAATTGCCATGGTAAACATAGTAACAACTAGTAACATCACACTCCCAACTGACTCACTTCGACTGAAGCGTTTTACAGTTTTGCTTGGGTTCATGATTTTCCTCCACGAAAATTTATGAAATACTTATTTTTCGTGGTCGCTTCTCATCTGGCACGACAACCTTCAGACTGACTGACAGGATGCCATCGACATGTGAAGCACCGTTTACTTCTACGTACTCGGATAGTCGGAATTGTCGTTTGAACTGTTTTTGTGAGATTCCTTGATGGACATATTCCCTATCACGTTTCTCATGTTTTCCAGAAACCGACAAGGTTCTTTCTTTCTGTTCAATTTCTATTTCGTCCTTCGTAAACCCAGACACAGCAAGTTCGATGAGGAATTCTCCCTCTGCGACCTTTACTATATTATGGGGTGGGTAGTTGTCGTGAGAACTCCTACCGATGAAGTCCAGTTCGTTTAGTAGATGTTCAAAACCTACAAAAGTTTGTGGTGGAAATAAAGTTTTAGTCATAGTTTTCTCCTATTAAATAGCAAGTTAAATGGATACCCGACCTATTCGGCATATCCGACTGTATTTATACAAATTAGAATCTTAAAAACAAACTAATTTAAAAATAAATACTTGGATCTGGATCCCCTTCGACCCCGAAGGAAAAACTGACCCGACTGTCGTGGGGTATCACTTGATGGTGAGTCCCACGAGGCAACCATACATAGTCGCCTGGATTGAACCAGAATGGTTCATCGTTATTATGACCTTCCACTCGCATTTCAACGGATGCCAGAACTTGTACTAAAAACACGTCCATGGTATCACAATGCCAAGGGTAAGAGTCAGAATTCTTTCCAATGCCAGTAAAGGCAATGTTTGTAATTTTGTTTCCGTGCAGGGAAAATACATCCTGCATCTCTTGCTCGATATCACGAGCAAACTGTGGAGCAGACGGTCTATTATGAAAACAGTTAAGACCTATCCTAAATTTTTTACTGTTGGAATCAACCAACTCATCGGGATGAGTGTTGAGTAAATCTATATGCTTATTCCAGTCATATACATCTTTTACCTCAAGGGGGAGTTTACCAAAGAAAGGTTTCTTCTCTGATATCTCTTCATCTTTATTATCAAATATACCAAACATATTTACTGAACCCAACAAACAGGATAGACACACCAATAAGGATTAAAGACACCTAACATCCATGCAATAAGGATCCATAACGGAACCTTTACCCAGAGTTTATTCTTAGACCATTCTCTAAACTTAATAGCATAAGGTGCTAACTTTTCAAATATCCACTGACTCATTTATTACCTATATTATATTTAGGACATAGTTCCCATTGATCTTTATCTTTGAAACCAATGATCTTGATAGTCCTCATAGGTGCACACTCTTTTGCAACTTCTTTATTCTGGATCTCCACGAGTCCCCAGTCTTGTAGTAGTGTTGCGATTGTGTTCCTACGTTGTACATCACCGTCTTCGAGATTAGACTTCTTACCGTCTAACATGAAGAGTTCTTTGAAGTGTACAATGAAGTATCGACCTTGCTTGTGTAGAATATGACAAGACTGAAATAGTTTGTTGTCACGTCTACTGGCAATACCAATACGAGTTAATGTTTCTTTTACTTTGAGGAAGTCATCTGGTTCTGCGAGAGTAACCTCAAGCATCAACCCCGAATTCCATTCCACGATATTATTTTCTTCCACCTTTATCCACCTTATTAATTATTATGTTAAGTTGATCAGTGGAGAGTAGTGGCATAACTTGGCGTGCTTTATCCATGCTGTAACCATAATACTCTTTCACTTTCTCAATATTATTTTCCAAATCAGATTTAATCCATTTAGAGAAACGTTTTCGTTTCCTAACTATATTTATAAGAAAATGATATTGTAACTTAGCATCAAGGTGGTGATACCGATTCATCTCATTTGCGATTGCAACAGTATCGGGGAAGTAAGAAAGACTTCTGTTTGTAACAAATGGTACATACATCTTTTCGTGTTCGGGTAACTCCATGATATTCTTCTTAGTATCATTGATACTCTTGAGGAAATCAAAAGGGGATAAAGTCGTCTTGTTTGCACCAACCATTGATGTAGTCCTTTAAATAAAAATTACGAAGTTTAGTCATATGTTCGGGGTCAATCGCACCGTTGTATAACTTCAATTTGGTCTTGTTCTCATGTAGACTTATTAAGTCGTCTCTGTCAGTCTCAGTTGCATCTTGTAGGAATGCAAGTAAATTGGGTAACTCGTCAATATGATAGACCATATCATAATCTTGAGGTAGTCCCATATAGTAGGTTTGAGTATAGAAGTGGTTGTCTCTATACTTACCTTGTTCTAGATCATCAATCACTTGATCTAACTCTAAAGCAATATCGGGAAGAAACTTACCCATCTTGATATAGTATGCTCGTGAGTCCATGATAAACTCACACGCAGACTTGAACCTATCAATCGGATCACGCCTTACTGCAATACGATAAGAACCCTTGCGGAAAGGTATGTCGAACATATCACATTTCTTTGATACGTTTATGATCCTTTCGGTAAGGGGTTCAGCCAAACGATGACCACAGACCCTTCGGTATGCTTCCTTTAGAGTAGACATTCCATTCTTGGGACACATACGCACATCAATATTATTAGGAAAGTATAGGATATTATCCTCTCGCCCAATCTCAATACTGCCGTTCATATTCTTAGTAGTCATAATTGTATCACATTTATACCAGATTTTTGTAGAAATACGATACCATCATCGCATCTCAAATGTTTAGTTTTATAATATACTTTACTTATACCACTCTGATAGATTAGTTTAGCACAATCTAAACAGGGTGCTGTAGTAGTATATATGGTAGCATTATAGCATGATTCCGAGGACATTGCAACCTTTGTGATTGCATTAGATTCAGCATGAATTACTGTATCATATGTTACCAGATCATTTTTCTTCTCATCAAAATGTTCGCACTTGTTGTCCCAACCTGCGGGTTGTCCATTGTAACCAATAGATATAATCCTATGGTCTTTTACAATGACACAACCAACCTTGAGTCTTTGGGCATGAGAAAGATAGGCATAGTTCATTGCCGTTCTCATGTGTGCGAAATCCCATTTGGTAGGTTTATTCCTCTTTAATGAAAATACCATCTACCATTTTTCCTTTACGATCTTTAATATCAGCATAGGCAACTGCGAGGCAATGTGCCAGAGGTAACCCATTACGTTTAGCAATGTTAATTAACACCACCATGATGTCACCTATATCATCTGCCACGTCACGTTCTTTACATACGTTATCAGATAACTCACCGACTTCTTGGATCAACTTACATACTTGATCTTTATCAGTAGCACCCTCTATCAAGTTACGATCTTGGTGCCATTGCTCAACCTTACTAATCAGTTCTTCTAAAGCAGATGATGGAAACATATCTGTCTGTCTCATTATTTAATCTCCACGTTTGCCATGATCTCAGTCATACAGGCAACTAAGTTAAGTTCGTGATCTGCCACGAACGCATTTTTGTATTGATAGTCTGCGAGAATCAACACAAGTTGGGGAATACTGGCGGGTGCCACGTATTCATACATGCCATCATAGATGCCACGAAATATTGATGCGGGTTCCATGTCCATATTCTCTACTACCCATCCACGCATCTTCTTAAAATCTTTGCTCTTTAATGATCGGAAAAGGGCACTATAGTTATCATTTATATCACTTATGATACATCTAAGATTCAATGTACCACCAATAGAATGACGTTGCAACTCATTAAGTACACGTCTCCAGTCGGGAGCATGTTTCATAATCAACTGTGCAAGAGTATCTTTATTATACTCGACACCCTCACCCTTCAGTATCTCATCCGCACGGGTCATGAACTGTCCACACAATCCTGCCATAACTTTCTTAGAGAAGTTAAACTCGTAATTAGAACAACGAGAGTGTAGGGGTTCGATCACTTTGTTCTTGAAGTTACATGTCAGAATAAACCGACAGTTCTTACTGAACTCTTCGATGAAACCACGCAGTGCGGGTTGAGTTGATTGGGGATTAAGGTAGTCTGCTTCGTCAAGGATTACGACCTTATAACCGCCAGAGAGGGAGACGGACGAAGCAAACTGTTTGATCTTGCCACGGAGAGTATCAATGTTACCCTCTTCAGAACCGTTGATGACTATATAGTCAAGACCCAGTTGTTCGCACATGGCACGTGCGATTGTAGTTTTACCAGTACCTGCGGTACCAGAGAGTAGCATGTTCGGTAACTCTTTACCGTCAACTACTGCTTGAAATGTGTTCTTGAGATTATCGGGTAGGATAGTCTCGGATATTTTTTGGGGACGATACTTTTCGACCCAGAGAAATTCATCTCGCATAGATACTCCATAATTAAAAAGTGTTTCTTATACTATACATTGTACAGCATAAGAAACGTTTTGTCAATGTGTTTGTGTAGGTATTGTGTTACCAATACGACAGATAGTATTATCTGCTGTTACATACACCAGTTTAGGCATTACTACCCAATCGTCTGGTATATTTTCATATACACAGATGATGAGGTTATCACCTACCTCTGCCTTTCTTGCACCTGCTCCATTGACGGAGATGATGCCAGAATCTTCTTCTGCGAGAATGGCATAGGTTTCCCACCGTTCACCGTTAGTGACATTGTATACAAAAATATGTTCATACTCTTTTATACCTGCCGCTTTTAGTAGACCAATATCAATAGCAATGCTACCATCATAATCTAACTCAGTTCGGGTTACGGAAACCCCGTGCAATTTTCCTGTCAGAAATTGCTTACTCACGACTATTGCTGATCGTTTTGTAACTGCTCCACGAGTTGAATACACTCGATAGATTGGTCACGCAACTGCCCAATAGTAGAAAGTTCTTCTCCTTTAAAACCACCACGTTGTACAACTGTATCAATTACTGCTACAGTAGAACGTGCTACACGGTTTGCGAGATCCTGCAACACTGCCAGACGTTCGTCTACCTGTGGTGCTTCTGTTTTTGCTTCTTGTTTTGCCATGTTATTCTCCATAAGTTGATGCTTCAAGTGCGATAAAATATTCAATAGACGATTGCTTACTTGCAAAGTGTGAGATCCTCTTAGAAGATACCCCCACCATGAAGTCTTCATTGACTATCTTTAGGTTGTTAACGTTTATTACAAAGTTGAAATCAACTCCTTCATCATAAACTCCTTCTACAAAAGTGAAGAAACTATTAGACGTTGCATCGTCTTTGTCAATTACAGTTAACTTGACAGATCCACCACTCTTACCGTTTGGGGTAATCGAAATAAGATCATGACCAAGGACTGCACTTGCACGTTTCAATCTACTTAGTGTATCAGTATCTAAGGTAAACTGCACTTCTGGTTCTGGCATGATAACATCCTTTGTAGGGGACGATAACATATCGATGTCAGAGAAGAAGTACTTATTACCACGTAAACCCGTGGAATCAGAGATCACCACGTGCTTGTCTTCGAACTTCAGAGATGGGTTGTCTACCAATCCCATGATGTTCAAAAATTCATGTAAGTCATAAATACCAAACTCATTGGGTATAGACTCATCCAGTGATGCTTTCGCAAGGATGTTCTTTGCCATTGAGATGGTCTTCAGTTCGTTGCCTTCACGGAACACAATATTACTATTAATGTTTGCAAAGTTTTTTAGTACTCCAAGAGTACGATCAGATAATTCCATAATAAATCTCTCTAGTTTTAGTTAATATACGGTCATTGTAACACAAAGGAATCGACATGTCAACCCCTATGCTACTTTTAATTTGGAGAAGTTTTTCTCCTTCACAAATTCTAACTTGCGTTGGAACTGTGCGTCTTCCAATTCTGCTTTGTGTGAGATAACAAACACGTTGGTCTCTTCTCCCAAACTATACAGGATCTTCATTAGATTGTCAACCCCATCATCATCCAGAGATGAATCAAAAGTTTCATCAAGTATGAGTAAGTTGGTTGCCACACTATTCTTCATCTTAGCAATCTGTCTCCACGTAAATAGTAGGGACAAATCGATACGTTGTTTCTCACCTTCAGAGAAAGAATCATAAGAGAAGTTGTCACGGAAACGTGAACGTATGGTCTCTTGGAAACTCTCATCCAGATCAAAGTGGACGAAGAAATCTAATATCTGTAAGTACTGGTTAGTCAACTGATTGATGACAGGTATGTACTGTTTAATAATTTTGGTCTTGATACCAGTATCACGTAGCAACTCACTTGCCACTTGATTGTATGAGTACTGCTCATTAAGTTTGTACTTGGCATCTTGTGTCGTGTGCAGTTCATTGGACAACGTTTCGAGACTATCGTTTGCTTGTTTAAGATCACCAGTGTTATCTGATAGACCGTCAATCTCTTTACGTATTCTATCTACCTGCTTGTATGTGCGGGTGATAGTGCTGTTGTTATTGTTAACCTCGTTCTGCCAGTTACGTATTGCTTCTGCCATTGCAGTCAGTGATTCTTGTATTGATTCATACTCATCATTCTTGACCTTTGCTTTGGACATAGCATCGTTAAGATCTTTGGCACGTGCTTTTGCTTTTGCCACTTTATCTTTACGAATAGTCTCATCTATATCTTGGTCACATGACGGACACGTCTCGTTCTCTTCGAAGAACTTTGCCTCCTTAACTACAACCTTTGCCTGTGCTTTAAAGGTAGATAGGTATTCGTTTAGATCCTTTGACTTCTTACTTAGATCTGTAATCTGTTTAGTCAATGGTGGTTCTTTGGATGTAATATCATCAGATAGTTTTGTATTACGTGCTTGTAGAGTCTCCACCTCTGCCTGTAGTACTTCTATCTCTGTCTCTTTGTCCTTACGGTATGTTGCATTGACGGCAGATAAATCACGAAGATACTTCTTCTGTGAGTTAATCTTAGTCTTGACCAGTTCTATCTGGTGACTGTTGGATTGCATTTCACCCTTGAGTATTGACATCTTCTCCTTTAGGATGCCGTTCATCTTAGAGAATATATTGATGTCGAGTAGATCCTCAATCACCTCACGTCTTGCACCCCCAGATAACTGCATGAAAGGAACGAATGAACTTGATCCCAAAACAACAATCTGGTGAAACGATTTGTGAGTCAACTTGAGTATGTTCTTCTCAAGCATCTGCTGATACTCTTTGGCATGGGATGCTTGGTTCATCATGTTGCCACCAACCCATATCTCAAACTTGTTAGGTTTAATCCCACGTACAATCTTATACTCTTGCTTACCAATAGCAAACTCTACTTCTACTTCTGTGCCTTTGGCATTGATTGTATTGACCAACTGTGGTTTAGAGATCTTACGGTGTGGTTTGCCAAATAGAGCAAACGACAGTGCGTCCAACATAGTGGACTTACCTGCACCGTTTTGACCTACAACCAGAGTGGTTGGAGATGCGTCAAAATCTATGTTGGTAAATGCATTACCAGACGATAGAAAGTTTTTGTATCTAAGTTTCTGAAATTTTATCATATGCGTATTATACTATACTAATTAGTATTTGTCAAGTCCTTTATTTCCCAGTCCTGTTTTATGTCTTTTCGATATATCTTAGAGAACACATTAAATGGTATGTCCATATATCCGTTTGCTCTTTGGGTCATCGATCCATGAAAGTTCATATTACATGCTACGTAAATAGTCCCGTCATGCATTCTACTATCAACAGATGTACAGATGTAGTCTGCTCCAGTCATCTTCATGGTACGGGACACAAACCACGAAGTGATGTTATACTCTTCACTGTCTACGGCAAGTCTTGATAACTCATAGTAATTAGAATAGTCGGAATCTTTGCATCCATAGTAAAACCTACACCATTCTTCACCACACCTTTTTTGACAATAAGATGTATATTGTACAGCACCAATCAGATCATCACCATTAAACAACCCATAGTATTTGTAATCACGTATAACAGCATCATGCTCATCATATATTTTTCCAAGGTAATGGTGTTCTTCTATAATAGACTTTGCCATCCCCTTACTAATTGGACGTACATCAAAGTTAGACTTCACATGATTTCCATATTCTGTGCTTCGGTCATGAGTGTAGATATTTCTAACTTGATTCGATCTTTATCAAGGTCTGTGCTTACTGCGTCAACATATTCATTTACAAGTGTAGCAGTATCGTCAACCTGTAGGTTGTCACTCACATTCTCACCAAGGAAGTCTTTGAAGTCTTCGGCAATCTTTAGTTCGTGGATCTTCTGATCCTGTACACGACCTACAAACTTCTCGAAGTCCAGTACATCACCCTTGTTTACCACGATGATCTTTACAAACTTTTCGTCAAGGTAACGGAGATCTTTAAACTTCTTAGGTGGTCTACGTGAATCATAATAGATCTTTTCGTAAATAGTAATAGGATTGTGTATTGCTTCTAACTCTCTTGTTTTGGTATCAAGTACATGGAAGTGTTTAGGATCATCACAATCACTCCAGAAGAACTCATACTGAGCACCCAGATAATGAATGTTTCCCTGTGATGACTTGGCATGGAAGTGTCCAGACAATACGGACTCAAACCTATTAAACACAGAGGCGTCCATACCATCCTTACAGATTTGACCACGTGCCATCTCAAACCCTGCGAGTTCCAAATGAGCACCTACCCATTGCGAGGAAGTATTCTCAAGGAAGTCAAGAGTCTGTTTCTCGTTCTCTGGATTGATCCACGGCACGAGTGCCATCTTGAATCCATCATAGTCCATGTCAGTGGGTTCCATAATGAGATTCACTTCGTTCATATAATGCCCCTGCAATTCTTTCAGAGCATTTAGTTCGTTGGTGTTCTTATAGTAAACATCATGGTTACCCAGAATGATATCCATAGTAATACCATACTCACGTAACTTCTCAAGGAAGATCTTACGGTTGTGTGACAATGCTTTGAAGTTTACAGTCTTGCGGTTATCATAGTAGTCACCCAGATGGATGATCTGCTTGATATCATTTTCTAACAGATACGGGAAAAACACTTCTGAATAGAAACGTTCTTGGTAACCCATAAAGATGTCAGATGAATTTCGAGCACCACAGTGGGTGTCATTTAATATTGCTATTTTCATGGATTATAATAAATTACCTATTTTCATTTAAGTATACCCATTGTACCACAGTATAACGGGTTTGTCAAGCGATTGGTCGATCTACAAGGACTCGAACCTTGAACACAAGTTTAGAAGACTCGGATGATATCCAGTTTCACCATAGACCGTATTCAACCGCCTATACCATATGGTCACTAAGATCAGAATCAACGTTGACTGCACGTCTCTTGCGTTGCTTCTTCTCTTCTTGTGCGTATTCCTTGAACTGTTTGTCTGCTTCTTTTACGGTATCAATACGACTACGTAATAGTTCGACATAGTGTTGGTTCACTTCCTGTCCTTGATCTGGAGAGTTAGGTATAGTATTATCAATGAAGTGTTCAATACCTGCTTCGGATATAAACTTCATCTTGATATCCTGTTGCTTCTTCTCCTTCTGGATCCTACGCAGGAATGCGTACCATGAGATCTGAGTAAAGTATGCGAATGCATTTGGGTTACCAGATCGAGTGGCAGTCTCAATGTTGTAGTTCTCAATTGCCTTCAGACAATTCTCTACGGCATCCATGACCATCTCTTCTCTATAAGTGTATCTTACAAAGTTAGATTTGTGTGAGAGTCCCTCACAGATTTTAAGGAAACATGATGCGATGTAGTCTGGAACAATAGGATGCTTTTCACCCTTGTCCTTAGACTCCTTGACCTTAGTGCAGTAATCGACCACTGCAAGTGAGAACTCCTTGTTGTTTACGTAATGGGGTTTATCTTTTGGTTTCATTGTAGTTTCCTTGTTTTAATATATTATACCAAATCAGTCTGCACTTGTCAAGTGATTACAGACTCTTTCTCTCAAATCAGACGTAGAAAATCTATGATCCCTCTTATTAAAGTATATCTCTATACCTCGACTTGCACATATGGCACGTCCTGTGAATGTACCCGACTTATATTCGGCACCTATGATACGCACATCAAGTTGTAGTGCGGATAAGATGTCTTCCAGATCTTGCTCTGTAACGTAGGGAATGATTTCGTCAACATACTTCACAGCATTCAACTGAGAGTATCGTTCGAAGATTGTTTGAATGGGTTTGTTTTTGTTAGGTCGGTCTATACTTGGATCTACCTGTAGACCACATATAAGGTAGTCACACTGATCCTTTGCTTCTCTAAGCATTGATATATGACCTGCGTGTAACAGATCAAATGCCGAACATGTGAATCCTACTTTCATACAACAGAACCTATCAATTTAAATGCTCCCAACATACCAAAGAATACGACTGCTTGTACTATAGTAGCATATGCGATTTGACGCATAGGGTGGATTTCAGTCAACTTCTCTATCCAAGACTCACTTGGTGCTAAATTGACTACTTGTAGTATCTTTTCTTTCTTCATAAAAATAATTAAAATATCGCTTGACAGATTGAAAAATCTGTGCTATAATAAACTTAACGTTTGCCCCCCAGTGAATACATAATTAATGAATCGTTGGAAACTTCAAAACGTTGCTCTTTCCACCATCAGAATCACCACTGACTTTTTCTTCCCATTCTTCCCATGGATTATATGGTTCTGAATTACCTGCTTCGGTTAAGTCTTCTTCGTCATCAAACACATACATCTGCTCTATACCATCAAGATATTGTTTTACCAACTGATTGATAGGATTTGCGATACCCATGATCTTATCAACCTTAATCAATACGAATCTATCTGGATCATCTTGGTAACACATAAACAAACGAAATGTCCATATACGTGATGTATCATCATTCGTATGAAATTGAATCTGAAGAGGTGCTCTAACAATAAGATCTTCATCTGTCTCTTCAACAATCTCACAGATAATCTCTTCACCAGAGACTAACTTTAATTGTTTAATTTTCTTAACGTTATAATGCATCATCATTTTCCTTGGGGAGTTGTGTCCCTTTTAAATCTATAGGATAGACCTTATATCTAAACCCTTCCTTAGTATATATCTTAATCCTTTCGGCACTATGTTTAAGAGTAAAGTTCTTGTATCCTTTAGTATGAAAATCGTCTGCGATATCATATAACTTAGTTACTTGCCCGTTGTCTGATTGTCTGAGTCCTCGTCCGATTGACTGAAGTACTTTGACTTGAGATTTTGATGGAGTCCCAAACACAATATTATGAAGGTTGCGAATATTAATCCCAGTGCTAAAAGTCCCCAAAGAAGCGACAATAATTGCATCATTTTCTTTCTCCACTATTCCTCTGATTTTTTCACGGTCAGATGCATCGACCTCACCAGAAACATAGAATACCTTTCTTCCTTCTTCTACTGCCTCTCTGATCAGTTCGACTAATACCTTGCCGTGCTTTTCCACGAACTGAAACATCACAAGTGTGTTGCCTTTAAGGTCAACTGTCAACTTAGTAATGAATCGGTTACGTGCTTCGTTTGTTACAATGTAATCAATTTCTTCTTGGTAAGTTCTACCGTTCATCATGTGACATACATCATTATGATAACGCAGTAGTAAAACTGAAATATCCAGTTCTGCAAGTTGTTTATCTTTCTGCAATTGTGCGGTGGTAGTCACCGTGTTTACCTTACCGAATAAACCTTCGAGCACAAGTTTGTTGGTCTCTGTGCCGTCCAGTGTTCCTGTCGTGCCATATCTATATCTGGCATTGACACACTTATCCATCATAGTAGATAGTGACTTTGCTTTGAACAGGTGTACCTCATCTCCGAATATTGCTTCGAACTGTTCAAAGAAGTCCGTGCCAAACTTGTAGATAGATTGCCATGTAGAGATAATGATAGGACAATCCGTTGTCTTATCTTTACCAGAATATATCCTGTGACAGTTAGTCTCTACATCATATCCATAGTCTTCGAAGTCTTTATACATCTGCTCCACCAATGATGTAGTAGGTACGATGATTAAAGTTTTCTTAACGTTCTTTTTTTCCTTGACATATCGCATTAAATTGTATATAATAAAACTCTTGCCACTGCCAGTTGGAGATAGTAGTAAACATCGTTTCTGTTCGATACCATGTGTTACTGCTTTGTACTGATACTCTCTTAGATCAAACGGCATCTTCCAATCTTTCATAATCTTTATGAGTGACTGGTGATCTACGTTATTAGTCTGTGAGGGTATACCATATTTGGTATTGTCTACAATTTGTAGTGGATAGAATCGATCAGCACAAAACTTTTTCAAGTGATGATACAGACCCACGTTCATTTGTTTGGTGACCATGTTATATAACTTAACACGACCATCCCAAACCTTACGTTTGAACGCTGGCATATAACGATGGCCTGGAACGAAGAATGAGAAATGTTCCCTCAACTCTTGTTCTTGACCTGCGTTAGATTCTATTGCCATGTACGAGTGGTTTAATAATCTCACTCTTATGGTATTATCAATACCCATTACCCACCTGCTTCAAACTGTCTCCACCTTATCATATTACCAATAGTTTGATGTCTCCATTTGAGATTATCAACTATATCTGTCAATGTACTTATAATGGTTTTATAGTACTCAATCTTCTCTACAGATCTTTGTATCTCTGGATCTGCATTATAGTAGTACTCCATCTCACCTTTAAGTATCTTTAGTCCATTAAATGGATCTGGTTCCCAACCACTGGCAAGGATCTCTTCTTGAGACATCTTACCATTGTAGTACAACCACTTCTGTTTCAATAAAGTCAACTGTGCATTCTCTGCACGTTTATGTTGCAACTTAGTTAGTGATAGGTACTGCAAGTATTTGGCATGTAGGTTGGGGGTGTTCATAGACACATCATCTAATTTGTGCTGTCCAATCACACAGTCTTCTTTCCACTCTTTCAATATGCTTTCAAGATCTAACATTATATTTTCCTCATTCTGTATTATATATTATTCTATATCATATAGACTATATTATATATTATTCTATATTATATATTACGAAATTATCCTCGTTGGATATGCTCTACGCAATCCTCCCACCAATCAGTAAGAGGTCGCATTCTGTCAGAAGTATCTGCCATGACATAACTTAGAGTAATTCTTTTACAATTCGTTCTTGCACAATGGTATACATGTTCATTTTCTTCACGTGCACCAAAGTACCCTGCTTTACACGACCAACCCACCTTGTCTTGCATACGTACTTTCTTACCTTCTTTGTCGAGGTACTCAAAGTAACCGTCACCAGTCTCTGACCAAGTAAAGATCAGATTATGACCAACTGCATTCTCATTCGTATGCCATGCGATAAAACCATCGGGTGGATACATCTGAGACAATGCACTGTGACTTACTCCAAGTTCAAGAGAGAGTCTGTCGTTAATATCATTATACACTATTTTGTATTGAGAGTCAAGTCCGTTATAGTGATCTGGTTTTAAACAATAAGAACATGCGTTCTTGGGACTACCGTCATGATCTTCCATGATAGACTCAAGAAACTCATCTCCAGTCCAGTAGTCTGGGTTGTCTCCATTTAATTGATTATTAGTCAACGCAATCGGTTGATTTAAAAAGAAGTATTGGAACTCTTCAAGTATCGATTGTACTTGGGGATTCATAATATTAACGTTCTGCATTATTTTATCTCGAATGAACTAAATCTAAATCCTACTGTGAATGTTGGGTATACTACATCACCTGTGTTTGATGTCATAGTTATCTGACCGATATTGGTAGGTAAACAATCAAAGTATTTAATTTCTACGTTGTTGTTATTATGTGATGTGAGAATAATAAGAGTGATATCAGAATACGTTTGTGTCTTGGCACCACCTATTGTATTACTCTGTCCTTCATTGACGATACGTTCCAACCAACTCTGCATCTCTTTATATGACTTCATGTCTTCATCAAGAATAACTTCAAGTGATAGTTCAGAGTATGTGATCTTATCACCTGCCAATGGTACAGATGTAACACGTGCTACAGGTAGTTCTACTGGGTTGGCATTTGCGCCTGGATGTGTAACCGACTGAGCAAAGAACTGTAGGTTCTGATATTCTTCCCCAGATACAATAAACTTGAATCCTGTAGGTTGTAAGTAATTTTTGTTTGTAGTAAGTGCCATAGTAACCTCTTAATTATACCTCTATTTATACAAGTTATAAAGCAAAAAAAAGGGAGACCGAAGTCTCCCTTTAAAACAAATACTAAAGTATTCTTATGTGAGGATGTTGTCCACACGGAAGATACGGTAGTACTGGTTAGTCTTAGCAGTAGCAAGACCAGATGCAGGAGTCGCACCGACAAATGGGTTTGATGCCATTCCGTAACGAGTCTTAAATCCGATTTTTGGTTGGAAAGTATCTTCCCCAACTGCTTTAACCATTTGCAAAGGAACGTATGGGCAGTAGAATAAACCTGCGTCATATGCGTTAGTACCTTTGTAACCAACAGTGATGTAATCTGCTTGAGCATATGGATCGATATACACTTTGATACGTCCGTTTAGAGTACCTGCAAAAGTGTTACCTGTGTCATCAACCTGTAGGTTAGTAGACATAGCAGGAGTGTAATCAAGCATACCAGAAGCAGAAAGAGCAGTAGCAACATCTGAAGAACAGATTACTACGTTACCTTTACCACGTCTTGTTTCTTTAGCGATCACGTTACATTCACGGTCAATTTGTACTACAAGACCTTTGAATTTCTCAGCAGACCAACGTCCGTCAGCATCTGAAGAAAGATCAAAGATACCGTTCTTAGTTACGTTTGCTTGAAGAGCACCAGTTTTTGCTTGACTATTGATAGTACGGATAACTTCACGGTTAATTTCCGCAAGGATCTCAGTACTAAGAATGTTAGCAAGTTCAGTTTCTGCATCCAGACCATGAATTGCTTTAAGGTCTTGAGCAAGTTCTAAACTGTACTCTGCTTTAAGAGCACGACTCTTAGCAGTAACAGTTGCTTTTTCAATGGTGAAACCCATTTCTTCAAAAGCAGCGCCACCACTTGAACCATATGCTTCCATATTAGCAGTAGTATCACCAGTTCCTGTTCCACCTGCACGTAGTGCATCAGCACTGTCACCAGCGGGAGCAATCCCGTTGAATCCAGATACGTTATCTGAATCGTGAGTACCAACACCAGAGAAGTTAGTCTCTGCTTCGTTGAATAATGCTTCACGTGAAGATGTAGCACCTGCACCATAACGTGCCTTCATCGCAAAGATGAGACCAGTTGGGCCAGACATAGGTTGTACACCACATACGTCATATGCCATTAGGTTAGGCATTGCACGGCGTACAAGTGAAATTAACACAGGATCCCAAGTTCCGATTGAACCAGTATTAGCACCTGCTGGCGCTGCTTCGTTCAACCCACCGAAACCGTTGTGTTGTGAGCGTTCTTCCATCATTGCGATCTCTTGGTTTTCCAAGATAGCGGCAGTGACAGCTCTACGCTGGTGGTCTTTAATCTCGCCAGCAGAACTTTCGTTCAGTACTGGTGACCACTTTTCGATTAATTTATCGTAAGAGTTCATAATTGTTTCCTTAATTATAGTGTTTTAGATGTTTTTCTAATTGCAGTGAGATATGAGTCCATTGCACTTGAAGTTTCCAGAATTTGCTCTGGTTCCTCATCTACAATTTGCACATCTTCCACTACGGTTTGTGAGAAATATTGTTCTTTGATAGTCTCTACCTTAGAGGCAAAGTCATCAGAAAAATCAATGCTCTCACATAGACCTTTCAATTTCTCGATTTGGGTGTCTGCCAAACCACGACTTGCTTCTGTGATGATAGCATCACGTTTCAACAATTCGAGTTCTTCTGACAATTTAATAGACTCACCAGTTTGCTTGTTAAGAGACTCTTCGAGTTCCTCAACTTGCTCTGCTAATTCGTCAACTAAATCTACCTTGGACTCTGGCACTTCGATGTGGGATTCTACGAATAGATCCTTCATCTTAGTCATAAAGTTCTCAGCAATCTCAGTCCTAAGACCGTTCTGTACTGCAACCTTATTATCTTCCATCCAAGATTCAACTACGTAGTTTAAATAAGAATCTACTTTCTCAACAAGTTCGGACTTAATAGTCGTTACTTCTTCAGCAAGTTCTTCTTTATATTGTGTTTCGATACGAGACACTTCTTCAGACAACTTTGATTTCAACGATGCTTCAAAGATGATTGCTGTTTTGCTCTTGAATTCATCGGATAGAGTTGCCTCTGATTCCATGATTCCTTCGAGTTCAGCAGTTGTATCAATTGGAGATTCAGCAAGTGCTTCGTCTTCAAAATCTACATCTTCACCCATGACTTTACCGTATGATGCTTGTAGGTCTACTTTCTTCATAGAATTAAGTTTACCGTACATAGCAGAAATCATACCTGCCTTAGTTTTAGGAACAGGTGCTTTCTTAACTGCATCCGCTGCCTTATCTACTGAAGCAATAGAATCTACTTCAGAGGTAGGTTGAGCATCAACCGCACCACTGGATCCTTTTGGTTCAGATTTTTCTTCGAGGTTTTCCTCCACAATGTCGTTAATTTCTTCATCGTGAAGCGCAACTTCGACTTTTTTTTCTTCAGTCATAATTGACTCCTTACATATTAGATTTGATTAACGAGAGGAAATTTTTGAACTCTCGAATTTGTACAGCAGAACTGTATGCCTTCGGTGCCTTCTTGATTTCTGTCTCCATATCTTCAATTACTTGAGGTTCCAAAATACCGTTATTCCAAACCCAATCTACACCTTCCATAATACCATTAACAAAAGCATCTGGTGCAGATGGGTCTTGAACAATGTCCACAGTACTCAAGATGAAATCATCTTTAACGTACGCAACACCGTTTCGGTTCTCCAAGCTTCCCATACCACGAGTTGACACACCCAATTGTACACCACCTTCAAGCAAACCTTTTACGATCTTACCCATTGGAGTATCCAATATTTGTGCCTTTCCGATCACATCATTTCCCTCTAACTTGAGGTCTGTGATGAGATGCGAAACCTTGTCCAAGTTAACCGTAGGGCCTTCGGGATGATTTAGTTCCCCAACCGCACGTTTCTTGCTAACTTGCGTTTGAACGTACTGGTTTACTGCCCTTTCCATAATTGGTTTAGGGTAAACACGTCCGTTCCTGTTCTTTTGATCTGCTTGAGCAAAGATACCTTCGATGACATATTTCTTATCACCGTTCTCTTTCTTCTCAATCAGACATTCTAAATTTGTTTCTGTAAATTCACTGATTAGTTTCATTTCATTTTACCGCCAAGTTCGTTTACAGTAATTTTTAAATTCTTCTTTGCCTCTGCTTCAGTCTTGTAAGTGTCAAGTTTATCACCGTCAATAATAACAGTGAATCCCTTTATCTCCTTAACAATAGATACAGCAACCTTGGCAATCTTGCCACCTGCTTTACCAGAGAAGACAACTTTACCTTTTGGTGTATACTTCTCTCTTAGTTCTTTGAAACTTGGCATATATTAATTACTTGTTTTAATTAAAAGTTATACAGTTATTTATACAAATAAATATCTTAACAGAGAATTAATTTAATCCTCGTCAACTTCGTCTACAACAACGTCATCTTCTTCGTCTACTACTTCGACTTCTACAGTCTCGTCATCGTCAAATGCGTCATCTGCATCATCAAGATCCATTTCTGGTTCTTCTGGTGCATCATTAAAGATAGTGTCAGCAACAGACAACCTTTCTGCTTCTAAAGCATCATTCATCTTGTCACCTAAGACATTATCAAAGTGCTCTTTAGCACGGTTGAAGTTTTGCTGTGCAATAGCATCGATAAAACTATCAATGTTACCTACATTAAGTGCTTCTGCGTCTACTGCTACTTCTTCGTTATTTTCTACTTCACTCATCGTTTTCTCCTACTTTCTCAAAGTCATCGAAACGGTCTTCTTGACCGTCCCAGTTTAAATCACTATGCTGTGCTACGTAATCTCTGTAACTCATTAGTATTCTTCTTCTTCATCGGATCCACCCTTGGCATTCTCTGCCTCGACTTGATCCTTCATTGTTTCGATATCCTCTTCGGACATCATCATTACGTTCTTCATAACCCACTCACGTGAGAAGTATTCACCAACGTATTGACTTAACTGATCAAGAGTACTTAGTCTTTCTCTAAGTAACTCAGAATCCTTTAATTCGGTGAAGTGATTGTCACGGATGAAATCAATCTGAATATCATTCTTCCATGTCTGCCAGTCTTCGGGGGTGATAATACCCTTCAGTATAAGTTGTTTCTTCAGAATATTAGTAAACATTGTTGAGAAACGTTTACGTAATCTGTCGATAAACTTCTGGAACTTCACTTCGTCCCTGCTAATCTCAGTACTTCTACCAAGACTAAACTGCGTCTCTTGCTCCAAACGAGCAATAGGTACGTTCAATGAACGATACAGTCTCTTCTGGAAGTAGACAATATCGTCTATCTGTCCAAGGTTATCACCGCCAGGTAGTGTACTAATCTCAGTACCTCTTCCACCTTCTCTACGTGGTAACCAGAAATCTTCAAGCATACTCATATGCTTACGGTCATCTTTTAAATTACCAGTACTTGCATCGTATACTAACTTGTTACGATAACGAGTCTGGATCTCTTTCATATGTTGTTCTGCTTTGTTTGCAGGTAAGTTACCAACATCTATATAAAAGATTCTACGTTCTGGTGCACGTGCGAGACGATAAATCACCAGACTGTCTTCCATCATACGCAACTGGTTGATGGGTTTAATTGCTTTATGCAGGTAAGAGACTACACTCTTACGTGAAGGATCTGTCAAACCAGATGTAACATATGATACTGAATCTGGTGTTAACTTAACTGCCGACTGTGTCTGATTCTTTTCTTGGAATACGTAGAACTCTTCTGTCTTGTCTACAACCTTCGCACCAGTCCTGTTATCCTTCTTATACTTTACTTCTTTTACTTTACGTATCTTAGTAGCATCAATAGGTCGGATCTCTTGGATCCCTGCTTTCATATTACCTTCGTTTACTACAAGGTGGTGAACCAAACGTCCATCCACATACCACGATCTATATATGTCGTGACCTAATTCGTTGAAGTTCAACATACCACAAATGTTGTCGAACTCTTCTGTCATTAACTTCTTGATCTTATCAGAAGTTTCTACACCGTCAAGATTTATGAGAACAGGTGCTTCGTTCTCAGATCCACTAATGGATTCGTTTACAATGTCTTCGATTGCGGCGTCAACTTCTGGATGAGTTGCGACACCACGATACTTCATGATCATCTCAGCATTGTCTTTAGCATTGTCACCATTTATGTCAATGTATTGACCATAGTGACTACCAGACGCAGTAACATAACCCGCACCATCGTCATCCGTCTTTGGGACGATTGATGGGAGTTTTTCATTATCTTTACCTGCGTCCTTGTTCTTAGAACGAACAAGTTCGAAACCAAAGAGTTTCATTATGCTATTGTTATCGTCTGCCATATCCTTACCTTCAAATTAAAATAATACGTAGGGGGAAAATCCCCCCTACGCATATATTTAGTCAACCATTAACTGGTTGTACTTGACTCCCAGTACTGTACTTGGAACGTAACTTGGAACTCTTCGATAGTATCGACAGTGTCGTAGTTAAGATCAATTGCAGTAATGTTGGTTGGGAAGCACGAACGGAATGCGTAAGTTTTAATTACGAGTCCGTCTTTGTCTAACTGATCAACGGATAGGTCGGTCTGATATTCAGCAGGATCATTGAAACCAGTATTCTCGTTATGAGAATTGATTCCGTTCATCCACCGTTCCATTGCATCACGTACCTCAAAACCTGTATCGTTAATCACTGTTACAGTCCACTCTTCGAATGTTCTGTCACCAGCGATCTTCAATTGCCTACCACGGAATGGTACTATAACTGGAGCTACAGTTGAAGCAGGAAGTTGAGCACCCTTTACCATGAATGATGTTAATTCAGCATCACCCAAAGCATATGCAGGGAAGTTTACCTTACAGTTGAAGAGGTTAGGACGTGCGCCACCACCTTTGAGTTTAGATTTAAAATCATCTACACCTAAAATTGCCATGTCTAATCTCCTTATGCGCCTACCGTGCCAACAATCTCTTCGAAGTCTACACCAGTTCTAACAGCAACAAAGTTCAATTGAACGAAGTTGATAGAACGTGCAGGTTTCACAAAGATGTTTGCCACGAATTGGTTATTGTCAATTACTTCTTGATTGTTGTTTGTGTCATCACATACAACTCTAAAGTCAGTAATACCTCTTCGACCTTTTACTCGTCTGAGGAAAGGTTCTACAATGTTTGTAAACTCTGCACGAGTAAACTCGTCATTGAATTCAAACATTACATTTTTAGCAGCTTCACCAATTGACTTCTCGATTGCAATGAACAATCTACGTACGTTAATACGGTCAAATGCAGAAGGTCTGCTTTCCAACGTTTTATCACCAAACAGAATCAATCCAGAGCCAGGAATATTGGCAATTGGGTTAACACCTGCTTTATACAGTAGATCACGTTGGGTTTGGTTTGGGTTGGCAATGATGTCAGTAACACCACGATAGTTACCACGTCTCTGACCCGCAGGTGAATACCATGGGTCTGCGATAATATCACTTGCCGCCATCAATCCTGCTGTACTTGAACATGCAGGTATATTGATGTATTTGTCGTTATACTTATCAAAGACTTTTAAGTAGTTGTTATCTACAACCAAGTAAGAAGACTTTGTTAATCCGTCAACGAAAGTTACTGCGTTTGCTGATTGTTGACTGTTAGTTTTACCCACAACACCATTCTTGTCCACAGATGCTACTACGATACAATCCTTACGGTCAGTTGCAATGGACGTTAAGTCATTTACAATTGTTGCACCGTTAGAGGCAGTACCATAAGAAGGAGCGATTAGGAAGTCAATCTCTGTAGTAAGTTTGTCTTCGAAGAGGTCGTAACCTGCTAAGAAATCAGAATTACCAAGAGTTGCACCGTCATGTCCACCACCTAAGTTAGTAGTCATTACTGCGTCAGTAAGAGCAACACCTAAACCGTAGTTTCGGGCAGCGTCCAAAGATGGAACGGTTCCCCAACCAGCGGCACTGTCGAGGTTCAATGCAGAACCACCGAATGCACTATCGTCACCGAAGTAACCAGACCAGATGTATTGTGAATTTGAATTCAATACGTCTGCGATATAGTTAGGTGAGTTATCTGGAGTAAGTGCGCCTTTAGCAACAGAAAGATATTCAAACTTCTCAAGGACAGAGCCTGGAGTTCCAGAAATATCACCAGTACGGTCTAAGACCACTACGTGTACTTCATCGTTTGATGCACCGTTTTTACTTGCATAAGATGATGTTCCAGGCTTCCCATCAAAGTTTGAGGCATATGCCCAACCAGTGAAGTGTTCTGCAGCGGCAGAATCAGAAGCAGGACAGAAAGATACAGTTAAAGCATCTCCAAGTACGCCTGGATATTTTGCAATCCAAGTACCAGATGAGAGTTTAGAAGCACCTTCACCTACAGCAGAAGAAACAGTATCTTCCCAATGTGCGAGGTTATTTACAAGTAATCGAGTTCCCCCTGCGGAGTCATTAAGTGTAGTAGTTGCACTGTGAGCATTTTGTGCCCCTGCGCCTACTTCACGTGCTACTTGTAGTGTTTGTGAGTATTTTAAAAAATACGCAGCGGAATGAAAATCCACTGAGTTCGTGTCGTTTGGACTTGCGAACGTAGTAACCAGACCAGTCTCATCGGCGATCAAAGTTCTTTCGTGCACGGGGCCCCAACGGAAATTTCCTACGAAACCACCACCAGAAGAACCAACAGCCGGCACTATTGCCGTCTTGTCAATCTCACTGATATTGATCCGAGGAGAAGCAGGTTTAACAGCCATAACATTTTCCTTTTATTTTATTCGTTGTCGAATTATAAGTTAAGCATAATACGGATAATCTCAATACTTATATTTATAACAATCGTTATCTTTAGAATTCACGGTCACCGACAGTGTCTATCGAATGCCACCCTTTGAACTCACCTTCTGTTATTAATCCATCATCTATCCCATCGTCAATAACACCGAAGGGTAGTACATCGTCCTTAATCGCTTGCATCTTTTCTTCAAACATCATCTGCTTTAGATTGATGTCTGTCATATCAGCAAAGAATTGAGTAGATACAAAGTATCCAAACATAACCAAGTTCATCATTAGGTCATCATGGTTGCCGTCAGATGCTTGATATGATTGTCCCTTACCAACAAAGGTAGAGATCTCAAGTATAGTATTCTCATCATATATTTCTAATTTATTACTCTCAAGTATATCTTTAATAGACGAACACCCAAGTCTTTTAGTCTTGCGGTTTATCTCGATACCAAGTGCGTTTGCTTTTACTGCGGAAGATGTGTGAAGGTTTTCATACTCCAAATCATAATACAGTCCATTACAAACTACAGTTCCTTGATCATTTGCCTCAACAACAACCCATGCCTCGTTGTAGAGATTCGCATACTTATATATAATATTAGGAAAGAGCAAGGGAGAAATAGTATTGTTGCGATACGTCAACACCTGCTTGAATGGTCGTTCCGTAATATCGATCACGTTAAACGTGGAATAATCCTGTCCTCTTCCCTTCGATACGTCAACTGTCATGATGTATTCGTGATCCTTAACGGGTTCACTGTAACATAAAGCATCCCCAGATTCAAGTATTCTGTGAGGATTACGACCACGTAGACCCATTAAAGTCTCTGCGTTTATTAGTGTGTCCCCAGTCCCAAAGAAGGTATTACCAAACTCTTGGTCAAACTGTAACTGAGATGTATTAGATATTGTTTCTGCTTTCCATTTCTCATCACGGCCAGGAACATCCCACCAATCTACTCTAAATGATTTGTATTCGTTGACTCCCTGTATTGCCCCTGTCCAGATCTTTTCGAACTGGTTTCCGATTCCGTTGGCAGTGGATGTGATGATAACTTTCGTATCCTTACCCGAAGATACAACTGGATAGGTTGAAGTATAGAACTCAGTTGCGTTTTCAACAAAAGCAAACTCATCGAGAAAAAGTAAATTAACAGACATACCACGAATAGAGGAACCAGAAGTAGCACTGGCAATAATTCGAGAATTATTACTAAACTCAATACTACCCTTGTTAAGTGCTTTTGTACCAGGCTGTAGGAAGAAGGGGAGATTCTCAAGCATGAGAGTAACCCTTGATAACATCTCACGTGCAGTGGCACCTTTGTTTGCAAGGATAGCAATTGTTTTTTCGGGGTGGAATAGTGCGTACCAGAGTAAGTATCCGACACTTGATATCGACTTACCACTCTGTCTACAAGCAAGTACGATAGCAAACCTATTCTTATCAAAGTGTTCGAACATTTTTTCTTGATAGTCATAAAGGTCAAATGATACCAGTCCTTTGTCAAGATGCACCACCTTTACATAGGTACGACAAAAGTATGCAGGATCCTTCATGCATTTCTGGTATTCTAATATATCTTGTTTTGTCCACTCTTCTGCTATCCCGTCTCTTTTTACGTTTGGATTGCCTAAGTAGGACTCTTTAGTCTGAATCGTCATGGTCAATCACTTTGGCATCATCCTGTAATAATCTTTGTAAGTCGGTAGTAGATCCAATGAATAGATTGTTATTGGTAGTTCCTTCGAGTTTCTTGGGATCGTCTTCCTTGGTGACATCCTTATACTTCTTATTAAGATCCATAAGTTTGTCATTGACATCTGAAATGTTTTTGATCATGCCCGAAAGAACTTCGAATGCACGGGGGTGTTCACTTTCACGTGCCACCTCTATCATCAACTCAAGAGATTCTCTACCCTTCTCGATCAAATCGTTATAGGTATCCCTCGAAGTTTCATAATCTTTATCAATGTTTTTTTCTGTCATACTAATATATCTACTATTCTGCCTTTCTTATATAGAGAGTAACCGTACTTGCGTTTTATATAGAACGAGTAATTACTGGGCACTATCTAAGTACGCAAGGTTAAATCCATAATCACTATCCGCACTCACCCCAGATGGTGTCAGTGTTGTCTGCATTGCAAGTTGGAAAGTATCACTAGCACCAATTGTATATATGTTATTGTTAACTGTTCGGATAACACCCTGTGTTCTGTCTGGCCCATAGAACGCAATCTTCATTACAAACGATAACGTGTAAATGATTGTTCTACGGTCTCCTACGGATCCTTCGAAGTCATCCGAGAATGAAACTCCCTGTAAGGATATAGGAACATCTTCTTTTATCTCTGGGTGAGTCAAACCGAAAGGTTTAACTGCCACCGTATACTGTGGATTGAAATACGGTAGTATCTGTTCTACCATTTGTAATGCATCGTCTTGAGACTTGGCATATATGTTCACATCAAATGAAATATCATATGGCACCGATGTATAGAATAGATTGCGTTTGTTATTATTACCTGTAACTGCTGTAGAGAAGTTATTTGTTTTAGGTAACTGCCTTGCAGGATCATAGGTCATAGATGTAATCTCAAATGACATACGTGGTAATTTAATTGCAACTCTACGTTCGGATTCTTCTCCGTTACGCATCTCACTTAATCTTTCAATAAAGGATCTCTTAGGTGCATATGATAGAGGCACCTTAACTTGGGAGATAGTTTCACCCGCATTGTTTTGTCGCAAAACGTAAATGTTGTTGAATAAAGATCCGAATACCGATACGGCAGTACGAACTCTCTTATGATAGAACCATGAACCGAGCATTACGACACATCTCCAAATGGGTTGTTTTCTGAGAAGTCTAAGAAGTCACCTTCAAAGTTATCAAAGAAGTTTGCTTGTGGTGTTTCAGCAATTATAGTCTGTTGTATTTCTTGTAATTCTCCTACAAGACTTGGACTGTATACTGCATTTGACTCTGCACCAACTACCTGTCCAGTCGTAGAGAATGTGTGGAACTTGCCGTCTGTTGCTCCAACGTGTGCAAGATATAATCCATTATCTGAATCAGACCACTTGACAACTTCTCCTGTTATGGTATACTCACTGTTGACCTGTGTAACTTTCTCATTACGTTTATAGTTACCACCCGTATACGGTGCGGATATTGTAACAGAAGGAGGAGTATTATAGTAGAGACCTATGTTAGTAAGTTCAATACCACTCAACTCACCACTAGCATCAATAAGAGCATTCGCAGTGGCAGTTACTGGTTCGAAGTGTTGTAGTGTAGCATCGTATGTGCTATTAGGAGCATATGCCGTAGTAACAGTAGTTAGTGTTTGGTCATCTCCTACTGTAGCATATCTTGGTACAATAAGTTCTGCTTTAGTTCCTACCTGTACACGGAACTCATCGATGAATCCTTCTAATGTTCTCCACTGAACACCATCAAGTTCACGAGCGGCAGTTGAACCAACAGCATAACCATTAGTGGTTACTGTATCAAATGTTACACCCGCAAGAGTAGTATCCAGTTTGAGATCAAAATCGAAATAGATTAAAATGTTGTTGGTGTCCACAGTAGCAATCAATATATGATGCCAGTTGCCTTCTGTGAATAGTATGTCGTTACCAGTGAGAGTGTTTAGTCCACCCCCATTGTTATTACCTCTACTATACACCAATCTACCTACACTGTCAATACCCCAGAGATATGTTTGGTCATCATTACCATTACCGCCAGTTATGAACATAATGCTATTGTCTATTAGATCTGATACATAGACCCATGCTTCGACTACACCACTTGCCCCTGTTTTATTATATGTTGTTTCAACACCACGTCCCCTAATAATATCAAGAGAAGATGTGCCAAACTTAGCATTGTTACCTGCGGGTGAAGCAATAGTTACTGTCGGTGCTGAAGTATAACCTCTACCACGGTTGGTAGTAGTGAATCCAGTTAGTTGACCTTCAACGTTAATAGATGGAACTGCGGTGGCAGTTGCATTTGCAATGGAGTCCATAGTCAGTCTATACTGATACGCACCCTCTACCTCTATATCATCGATACTTTCGATGTCTGTATCGAAGTCTTCATCGTTGTACTCAAACAACTCACACTGTAGTCTGAATGTTGGTAGATTATTTAATTGATAGAACGGAGTCTCTGTTTCTACCTTGAAAATTTCAAATAGTGACTTAGAGAATGGGATGTATATAACATCACCCTCACGTGGACGGAAGTTATACGAGTCGAGTTTATCACCGATTAGTTTCTTCCAACGTCTACGTGCAACAACAAAGGTTGCTTGATCTCTTAGTTCTACGCCGAACTTAGAAAACAGATCACCTTCTCCACCGAAACCATCTACGTTTTCAATATAAGTCTCGATCTTATACGCATCACTAAAGCGTGATGGTACGTCATCAAGAAACGTTTTGTCAACGTTAACAAGTTCTCGTGGAAGGTAATATACGTCTTGACCATAAAACTGTAAGGACTCTATTACGAGGTCTTCATACAGGTTCTGTTCGGTACGTACTTCCTTTGAAATCCATGGGTTTGTTGCCATCTTTTATCCTATGAAGAACATCGGGCCGACATCTTCTTCTTCTCTAAACTTAGTCATTATCTGTTCTATCTCTTCTTTGGCATCATCATAAATCTGCCTTCCCGAAATAGTAACACCGCCTGGCAATTGCATACCCTCAAACTTAGACATGTTCTGTCCCCACTGCTTCTTGATAAGTGCAGTAGTATAAGTCTTCAAGAACTTATGATTCCACAATGAATTCAATGGTGAGTTCGTTGCTGTATCTGGATCCAGATCTCCATATACTTCAAAGATTACATAGTTGCCTATGACAAAATCTTTGCCGTCATGATAGAAATGAACACGGTCTTTCTGTCTTTCGAACGTTATTAATGGTTCACCACTTAATTTCATATCAAGTAATGATAGATGTTGTTGCATCTGTTCGTAGTATGCCATATCACCGCTAAATCTATTTAGGTCTGCGATATCATTCAATCTCATCTGATACTTAATATCAAAGAAGTTGGTAGATGCGGATGCCATATCCACACGGAACATACGAACTACGGTAAGAAGATCCTGCCCAAGATCAATATATTTGTTATCGATATCTGCTTGAGTGATCTGGTGTTTAATATAGAAACGTCTCTTTCCATCTGGATGATATTCACGAAACCATTGTAAACCTTCGTCTACACGATCTTCTATCTGCTCATCTGCCACGTTGATCTCCAGTACAGGTGATCCCAGTGCTCTCAAGCAATAGTCAATTAGTTCGTCTCTTGTGTCTGGAGTTGCCATATTTCTTACCTTAGTTTAGTAGTGTACCACTTGAATTGTACACGTTAATTCTATAATGTGTTCCTTCTTGACCATCAAGTGTATCTGCGTTCAGACCACTTGTGTTTGTGTCAACTGTTTTAATTGCTGTTAATAGTTCGGCAGGTGTTGAGTATGTCTCACTAAATGAGAATGCACCAGTCGTTGCGTTGTATGCAAGATCACCACCTGCGGAAAAGAATCCTCTAACCTCACCTTGATCTGCTGTTATCGCACCTGTTCCACTATTATAGTTAACACCAGCGGATGCACTTATTGCACCTCTTGCACGAGCAGTAGTGTGATACAGATTACTGGATCCCTCACTGAGAGCATCTGTGTCGTGGTTGGATATGCTTGATACCGTACCAGTTACATTACCTGTGATATTACCAACAAAACTCGATGCCTTTACTGGTTTGTTGAAATCAAAACGAGTGTTACCATGATCCCATTTCAATACTGGAATAGTACCAGATGACCATGCACCGAATGTTAATCCTGCACCGTCTGTAAGTGCGGATGTTGTTGCACTGTCTGCAATGACAATGTTCTTATCCCCAACTGTCAACGTACCAACACTTAGAGTTGTTTGATCTCCAGTGACGGTTAAGTCACCCGATACAAGCACGTCATTAAATGTCACATTATCTGTAGTTCCTACTGCCTGTCCAATACTGAACTGACCACTACTGTATGAAACACCAGTACCTGCACTTAAATGTGCACGGACTTCTGAGGCACTCGGCCCTGTGTATGTAATTACACCAGTAGAGTTATTGTAGGAAAGTGATCCATCACCACCTGCATCGGTAACAGAGATTGCATTTTTAGCAGAACTATCTGCCATTGCGTCTGTGTACTGAGTAATCGTTGTACTGATTGCACCATTGGATATATTAATACCAGTACTTGCACTAATAGCAGATCTGATATTTGCGTTTGTTACTTTAGTATATGCTAATACACCTGTACCAGATGTATATGCAATAGAACCAAATCCTGTACCACTATTGGTTGCACTTACTGCTCCACGTGCACGGGCAGTGGTATGATAGAGATTAGTCCCTTCTGATAAATCGGATGTTGAGTTATCACCAAAGTCTGAATCAAATCGTGCAGTTGTGTAATATAGGTTATCTGAATGTTCTGAGATATCGTTTGTTTGTAATGATACCGAACCAACATTACCATTAACACTTAATACTGGTGCCGCTGCCTGTGAGAATGATATAACACCTGTAGTGCTATTATATGCTAAATCTCCACTAACACTAATCGCACTACGTGATCTACCAGTAGTATGATAAAGATTACTTGAACCTTCTGTAAGATTGTCTGTTGTTTTGGTACCAAGTCTTGTATCAAATGCTGTATTTACACGAGCAGTTGTATGATAAAGATTCGTATTTTCTGTTAGATCTGCTGTAGTATATGGATCAAGTGTAAGTACATCTGTAAAGTTACCCGCACTTGTCGATACTGTAAGTGTACCATTACTACTGTCAAAGTCAAGTCCAGATACACCTGCAACTGTAGCAGTGGCAATACCTGTTACTTGTCCTTGAGCATTGATTGTTAGTCGAGGCACAGTTGTAGCATTACCTACAGTCTGTGCAGTTACTTGGTTGTCAAGATTAAGAACACCGTCCGTTGCGGTAATACCCGTCCCACCAGAGATCTCTCTCAGTGTTGCAATAGCAGAAGTGCCAGAAGAGTCTGTTGTTTTGAAAAAGACTCTTCCATCATTAGTATTGAGTGCTAACTCACCTAATGAAATATTTGATGTGGTAGGGGACTTACCCTTTACCGCACTTCTTTTAATCTTTAGAAGTGTGTTCGACATATGTCAACCTCGTTAACCCCTGTATATACAGGGGGATTATTAATTAATACGTACCACCGTCCAGTGTGGATACAGTTACAGCACCAGAGGTTACTGTGAATTGGTCACTATCATATGATGCGACACCTTTATTCGTTATTGTTGCCAACTCTGCTGAGAATGTATGAGTACCAGCGCCATCGTTATATGCAAAGTCAAGACCTTCACCGACTGCAATTGATGTACCCATAACATCTTGGATGTACTCACCAATGGCAGTTCCGTTTCTGTACAACTCACCAGTTGTATTGAAGTCTTTGTTTACTTCCCACTTATCACCACTTACAAGATACTGTAAAGTAGCAGAGGCACCGTTAATTGTAATACCTGCACCGTTAGCGGCAGTTGCATCAGCGGCACTATCAGCAAGAACGAGGTTCTTGTCATTGATAGTCATAGTAGTTGAGTTGACTATTGTCTCAGTACCTTGTACTAAGAGGTCACCTTGAATTATGACACGACCACCTGCACTATCTCCACCTTTTGGATCTAGTATAATGTCATTTACAGAAGACGGTGTAGATATTACATTACCGTTAAGAGTAAGATCATCTACTGTTACGTTTGTTAGTCCTACCAGATTAGTAATCGTACCACCAAGTGATACGTCTGTGCTACCAATAACAATGCCATCATTGGCAAGGTCTGCGTTAGCAACAGATCCAGATTTAAGACTTACTGCACCAGAAGATAATGTAAAGTCATTGGTGTCGAATGATGCAATACCTTTATTGGTATATGTTGCATCTTCACCCAGAACAGTAATAACTGATCCTGCGTGAGTTACATCGACACCTTCTCCACCAACGATAGAGATCCCATGACTTGATGGTGTTAGTCCTGCACCTGTGTCAGTTGTTATAGTTTTTAGTACTGCGTCATTAAGAGAAACTGCTCCAGAGGATACTCCGAAGTCTGCGGTTGCGAATGAGGCAACACCCTTTGCACTTACGGTTGCGTCTGCTATTGTCACCGTGACATTAGCGCCAGAACCACTTGTTGTGATACCTTGTGAACTATCACCTATAATACTAAACGAATGACTTGTTGGTGTTGTGCTACCAGAGTTTGCACCTACACCTTTAACGACTGCATCGTTAAGACTTACTGCACCACTTGAAACTCCGAAGTCTGCCGTAGCAAAACTTGCAACACCTTTGGCAGATGTTGTGGCAGTTGCCATAGAGTAAGTTGCAGTATTTGTACCACTATCATACGCAAAGGATATTCCGTTGCCCGAAGAGGCAAACGATAATCTTTGTGATGCAAGTGGTATTGTATCTCCCTGTACATTTAGGGAAGTACTGATTGATGCTGTACCAGCGGCAGTTAACCTACCCTGTGCATCAACTGTGAATGTTGGAATAGCAGTAGCAGATCCATAGTCTCCTGCTGTTACAGATGTATCGTCAAGATCGATGGATACTGCGTCATTAGTTACCGCAGTTGTAATTCCACTAAGACCATTAAACAATAATGTTCCAGAGGCGGCATTGAATGTATCTGTAGCAGATCCGTCACCGATAGTAAATGTCTGACCTGCGGTCACTGCATCTACGTATGCTTTAGTGGCGGCATCCGAGTCGGCAGTAGGTGTACCAACTTGTACAATACGTTTGCCAACTACATCTACAGTTGTTCCGAAAACAACAGAGTTGACTGTAGTAGTACCTGTACCATTAGGTGCAAGTATTAATCCACCATTTGTATTTGTAGTAGATACTGTGTTACCGTTCAAGGTTATGTTATCTACGTTCAGTACATCGATCTTACTGTTTGCATCTACAAGGATTGCACTGTTCGGGGTCAGTGTTCCTAATGCATGATCCAGTTTAGACGTGAAGTACTTACCACCAATTACTTCGTGGTTTACAGCATTTCCTGCTACTTCGGTGCCAGTACCGATATATAGACGATCACCACCATTGGAACCGTTATCGGCAAGAGATGAATATGCTAATTCACCCTGCCCAAGTGTTGTCGGGTCACCCGCAGTCCCCGATCTTTTAATTCTTAATATTGATGCCATCAGTATTGGCCTCCGTTAACTTCTTGTTGATTTAATTCTGCCGTTGCTTCCCACCTTGCGGTGGTTTCATTATATACGAGCACTGCACCATTAACTAATCCTTCGATGTTAACATCTGCCAGAGCACCCACAGAACCACTTGATTGTGTAATCCTTCTTATAGGTTTTCCAACGATTACTCGTTTGACTCTCGTCTTTCCTCTAAGAGATACTGTAGTTGCCATAAGTTTACCTTGTTACGGAAGGTGTGACTTTAATCTTACCCTCCAATATCCTTTCAATTATTGTTTGACTATTACTATCTTGATAAGATAGTTCTACGTCATAGACATACCTCAATCTTGAATTGAGGGAATCGGTTTGGGAATTAGTTAATGCGAGAGTAAGAATACCATCGGTTGCAGGGGATGCAACTATTGTAGTGAATGAAGTAATCTCATCACTATCTGTAGAGTTGTAACTGCGTTTCATTTTAGCAAGGGCACTATGACCAGTCAAGTCCTTTTTAGAACCATCCTGCTCTTGCAGATGTAACTCTATTGCTACGTCTGCCCCTTGATCAATTGTAAAATCTTCGTAATCTGCCATTCCAGTTTCTCAAACCAAAGTTGTTGTCTATGGTTTTATTTATATGTTTTAGAAACTGGAACTGAGGAATATATCTATTCTTCTGAACTTATTTCTTCTAATATGTCTTCACGTAATGCTTCGGATAGACTGTCTGTGCTGAATGTGAAAGATACTGTAACTCTCCAACAGTCTGTCTTGGCAGTATGGTACATTAATCTTTCTGGTTCACCATAGTGTCCAAAATATGCCGCCTTACATTGCCACCCTTTCTTATCTGGCATTTCAACTATTTCTTTAGTTATGGGATCCAGATAGTTAAACTGCCCAGTACCTTCTTCTGACCATGTAAATATTAAATTGTATGCCGCTGCATTAGCATTGTTATGCCATGATATGAAACCGCCTGGTGGGTAGTATGCAGTCAATGCACACGTCCTTACACCTAACCATTCCATAATTTCTGTTTGCATCACACCTAACTCAGAAGTTCTTTCTAATCGTTTAGTTGGATGACACTCGTCACTAAAGAATTGATGTTCCCTTCTACTAACAGTTAACTCATAACCATACATTTGATCTGGGAATCCTTCGTGCCTTTCTCCTTGTTCTACGATCTCATTTAAGTGACCTTCTCCTGTAAGGAAATGCCTCTGATCTTTATAGTCTTGACAGGTACGATGAAAATCATTTTGAAACGATTCTTTATCTTCTGTTAGAAAACGAGTATACCTATTCAGTATATTCAACAATTCCTTGTTCTTGACTTCTACATCTATCATGTGTTTGCTCATATTATATGCCCATCCTTATCTAAACCACAAGAATAGTGCCGAATAATTATCTCACCCTCTGGACGTGGGCCTCTTGCCCAGTTCAGTGCGTTATAATAATTCCATCTAAGATCATCATTAATAATTCCATACTTGAGGTCTTTGTATTTTTCTTCCTTTTCAGTTAACCACCACAATGAGAACTGATCCCATGACTGTAAGGATTTATTATATCCTTCGGGCCACCATCGACCATCCATTTGGTCTTTAGTTAACTGATCCCAGTCTTTCATAAACTCTTGAACTAAAGGTACGGTATTGTCGTATAGACAAATGCCACCGCATAACACAAACTTTTTTCGTCCTTCGGGTGTATCAAACTCTCGTTCTGCATAAACATATGATCTATCATCTGTTAGTTCAGAGAAGAGAACATCGTGTTCACTTTTTTCTAACTCATCAAAACAAATCTTAATGTCTTCATGTTCGCATTCCATGTCCACATCGAGGTACATCGTCAAGTCATACGGTGACTTCCACATACCTTCCAGTTTAGCACGGTAATGAGAAGAGCAATCGTGGATCTCATCAAAGAGATCTTTGTCTTGTTCTTCTAACATCCAAGGTTCACAAAACAGGGTAATCTTGGCATCCTCATAATAATCAATAATGGATTCTGCCAGATTAATAGCATATTTGTAGAAGTTGATCTTATTAGATGCAACTAAAACATATCCTTTACTTTTTTCACTCACTTGAGTCATCTCCAATTGGTTCTGCCTTTGCCTCTTCTGCAAGATCTAACTCATACTGAAACAACATAATTGCATATAAGTTAACTTCAACCTTAGACTTAGCACGTCTTAGTTTTGCCTTCAGTGCTCTATTCTTAGAGTTTTTAATTTGTTCTGTTTCAAAGACTTCAAGTTTGTAATTGAAAAGTTCTTCTAACTTACGTGCACGTGCGTGTTCTGTATCACGTTGCTTGTCTTCTTCCTTTTCTGCTTTCTTACGAACCTTACGGTCTTCGGTATTTTTATCAATTGAATCTGTACCAAGTGCTTCGATAACTTCATTAAAGAGTTCATTCTCTTTACCGTCCTTATCTAACCTACTAAGTAACATCACCTGTCGTGTTTGACGATTTACATCATCTTCCATCTCAAGTATACAATTCAGTTTTTCTTTCTCTTCGGTTTCCCAAAAAGCATTATCCATCCATCGTTTAAATGCCATGATTAAGTTCTCCTGTTAACATCTATATTATATATCATTTTATTAAATATGTCAAGCGTTTATGCTACTCTTACATATAATGTATAGGTATCGATTACTTCGGTACCCGAATTTAGGGTTGTCCCCACATAGTTACCAACAAAGTTACGTGAGTAATTACCCACGAAGTTTCTTGCATAGTCACCCGCAAATGTTCTTGAATAGTTTCCTATAAAGTCTCCAACGTATTCACCTGCAAATGTTCTTGAATAGTTTCCTGTAAAGTCACGGGCATAGTCACCTACAAATCCTCTTGTATAATCCCCAGTAAAATCTCCTACAAAATCTGTTTCCCTGTTTCTTGTATAGTTAGCAGAGAATGCAGAAATTCTTGTACGTGAGTATATAGACACACGGGTACGAGCAGATATACGAGTTGAGTTACGAGAGTAATTACCTACAAATGTTCTTGAATAGTTACCCACATAGGAAGATATTCTGGTACGTGTTGATATACGTGAATATTCTCCTGCAAATGCACGAGAGTAATTACCTGTGAAGTCCCCAATGAATGCCGAGATACGAGTACGTAATGAGGTTCTGGTATACTCTCCAAGGAAGTTACGAGTATAGTTACCAACGTATGAAGATACTCTGGTACGTGTTGATACCCGTGTGTACTCTCCTGCAAAATCTCTTGTGTAGTTACCAATAAAGTTACCTAAGAAGTTTGAGTTACGTACACGAGTTGATGTGCGTGTGTATTCTCCAAGGAATCCACGAGTGTAATCACCAGTGAAGTTACCTGCATAATTGGATACACGAGTTCTTAATGATGTTCTGGTATAATTACCCACAAATGTGCGTGTGTAGTTTCCAGTAAATTCACCTGCATAACTTGATACTCTGGTACGGGTAGAGTTTCTTGTGTACTCTCCCACAAATCCACGGGCATAATTACCTATGTAATCTCCTGCGAATCCTCTGGCATAGTTACCAACAAATCCTCTTGCAAAGTTTCCTACGTAATCTCCTACGTAATCGGTAACACGTGTTCTGCTATACTCACCTGCAAATGCACGAGAGTAGTTACCTACGAATGTACGAGAATAGTTTCCTGTGTAGTTACCTGCAAATGGTCGAGTGTATTCTCCAGATGTAGCAATCATCTCTGCAACGGTAGGTATATCTGCATGAGTAGTGTCATCTACACGAGGTTCCCAGAACTGTTGATGTGTATTGGTATCAGTTGAGTAATACAAATAACAACGATGTCTTGCTGTGGTATTATTCGATTTCCATATGTAATCGAGGTAAACATCTTGAATTTTCTCACCTGCTATATTGTATATACCAGATTCAGCATCCATAGCACCAGACTCAACTGTTGTTCCATATGGCCATACATGACCTACCAACAAGAACCATTCGTCATGATGTCCATTTTCGAAAATGTTTTTACCATACCAGAAGTATGGGTTTCCAGCCGGCCCGTAGGCACCACTGACATTTTTTCTATCTACACCATCACCATTAGCATTTAAACCAAAATATGCATCTCCGTTACCGAGAGTCTTACGTTTTACCCACACAGAGAATCTATATTTTTTAGTCTTGTCTATATTAAAATAATCACCATTCCAACCACCGTCTGCGTTTGAGTCAGCATCTTGTTGATCAATATCCCAGACAACATCTTGACCTTTCGGAGACTCATCTACCAAACGTGAGTTACCATCACCATTCTGAGGATAACCTGTAGTGGATCCAGTACCTACTGCCCACTTTGGGAATCCAGAGTTGTTGGCAGGGGATAATTGATTAGAACGATCACTGTAACGAGTTCCAGTTGTACCTATAAATGTTACTAAACTATCACGTGTTGATGTTCTGCTATAGTTACCTACGAAGTCTCTGGAATAGTTTCCAATATAGTCTCCTGCAAATCCTCTTGCATAGTTACCAATAAAGGTTCTTGAATAGTTTCCTGCATATGTTGATACACGTGCACGTGTTGAGTTAC